TGCTTGTATCCTGTTTTAATTCTCATATTAATTGTTTGTGATATATTTTAGTGCTTCAATTGATTCTTTTATGTGTTTTCTGAAAAATGGGTCATCTCTCCAAGGCCAACATTTTTTAATTGATATTATCAATGCAACTCCAATTGTTGAGTAAATATCATGAGGCATTGTATCTTTTAATTTTTTCATATTATTTTGTTTTCTTTTTATCTTGAATCATTTTGCTGAATCCATCTTTGCGTTTGGCTTGCTCCTCCTGCACAGGAGTCCGATACTTCTCGCACAATTCGCGGAATGTCTCACCGGACATGGTTCCTCCGAGAGCATCAACCAGATCATCCATTCCCCACTTGCCTTTAATGGCAGCAGATACGATGGCAACTCGGTCAAAATACTCACTGCCTTTTACCTTGGAAATCTTCCAACCAGAAACCTCCTCACTTGCTTCCAGTTTTGCTTTGGCAACTTCCTTCAGAGGCTTAACCAATTCACTTACAAACAACTTTTCAAGCTCAAGGAATCTTCCAAGACGAACTGGATCGTTTGCAATTTCTTGTCGCAACACTTCAAGGTTTGCACCAGATTCCATTATTGAATTGACCTCGACAACAGGCTTTACCATTTGATCACAAACATCTTTTTTAGCGCACCATGAGCAAAAATCGCATCTTGTTGGCTGCTTGTTAGGATCAGCGTATGCATTGAGAATTCCTTCAACAATACTTTTAGCTTTCTCCAGAGTGAACTTATGCTCCACAACCTCCTTCTGATCACAATAAACAAGATAGCAAGTCCATTCATCGCAGAAATGCGCTTCCATGTTTCCATAGGCATACGCTGCAATCTGATAGTAATAATGGAATCGCTGGATTCCTGTCTTTAAATCACAAGAGGTTTGCTTCTTGGGAATGCGAACATCTTCTGTTCCGATATGCTCAATGCCGGGAGTCTCGACCTTTAGCAGAGACTCATCAGAAATGATCTCCTCATCTCCAGCAATTGATTTGACCTGCTTGACTGCCCACTTGACGGCCTTTGCATCGTCTTTGGACAGGTTATTATCGTTGAGCTTGCCAGTTGCCAGAGCATCGCGGAATGCCGCATCAAGTGCTGTTCCTCGTTGTGCTGCTGGCCCTGCCTCTCCTGCCTTGGATTCAAAGCAGGAACACGCTGATAGTTTTGGTAGTAGTGAATGACGAATCATATATTTATATTTGGTTTATTTTGTATGTCAGTAATGCGAGTAGTCCGATTGGAACGATTAACTTTAGTGCCTCAAATGAAGCAACGATTAAGAATAGGATATGGTCTGGACTCATGGTAAAATTGATTTAAGACTTTCAATTTCATCATAATCAATGTAGATTGTTTTAAAATCAGATGATGATTCTTGGATAATAACTAATTCCTCACAAGTGTTGTTGTATAAAAATGCAGTGCTGTATCCACCGCATTGAGTCATTTTTACTGAAAATGCGCTTCCTGTTCTTTCTATTTGTTCAACGATTTCATCTCCGATTGATTTTTGTTTTTCTGTTTTCATATATTTATTTGTGAATTATTTACTAATCGCAATAGCAGGTTGCCTTGCATTTGTAGATATATAGTCCGTCTTGCTGATCTTTCTCGCATGAAAAGGTTTGTCCTCCCATGCCGTGAATTTGACCGATTGACCTTGCTGCCGACTCTGTGATTGAATTTGTTGCAGTAACAACAAACTCAAACCATTCTGTGTTACCGGAGGAGGACATTGCTGTCCTCGCTCCTTCAAATGTGATCGTGTTTTTCATTTTCATTCTTGTTCTTGTGGATTGTCTTGTGATTCATCTTCCATGCACCGAACTGGCGCACGATATTCTTGATCTTCCATTATTTTGCCTTCTCAACTGCCTCAACAAATCGCGCAAGACCCGTGTTGATGCGCTTCTGATATTCCTTATCGGTAATATCGCGCCATGTTTGGCCTTCGCTGATCTTTTTCTTCCCGATGAGGAATGCGTTTACTTCCTTGGAGTTTGCCAGCGTAGCAGCAACCTCTGGAGTGAACCAATCTGCTTCCCATTCAATGACTTCGCCTTGGACTGGTTCAGTCTCGACAATGATCTCCTTTGGAGGCTCTGGAAGAGCAGGAACAGGCTCCTCTTGCTTGGATTCAATAATGGTCACTTGTGCCTTGGGAGGCTTCGCATCAAAGTCTTGAACTTCTTCTGCAAGATAGATTCCATTGAGGCATCCCGGCAGCACGGAGCGAACTCCCTCTGCCAAAACACGGGCTGATAACAATTGCCTTGGATACTGAACCCATGTTTGCTTGCCTGTCAATCCTGCTGCCTTCGCCATTTCAATAGTCCATTCGACGATTAACTCGCCTCCACTTGGATGATGGAATTTTGCGCTTGCCTTGGTATCGGTTCGTTCGATCCATTGGATTTTTCCTCCTGCTGCTTGGAACCTTGCCAATGCCGCTTGAGATTTCAAGGCAGGACGGCCTTGAATAATATCGAATTGCGTGCAGATGCTGAATGGATGCATTTGCTCACTTTGTGCAAGCAACATTAGCGCAACTGCTTGGTCTTGATTCTTAACGCCAAACAGACCGGATTTTACTGCTGCCTTTGCCATTGATTCAATGTCTTGAATCGATTGATTATGAACTACGATTTGATTTTGCATATTTATTTTGTTGTTGTTGTTTGTTCTGGAGGGAACAAATTCATTTTTCGTTTAATTCCTTGATGTAGTTTTCCTTGATTAAGTAATAATTCAATACCGCATTGAATTTTTCGGCAAACTCTGGCCGATTGGAATATGAGTAAAGCGTGATTTTCTTTTCGGATTCAAAGTATCGTTTGGCATCTTTGTCCTGCTTTGAATTGTGCCATACGCTCGCGCAATGGAATGCGTGATTGCTGGCTTGGTTTTCAATAAATTTATCCATTGGATTGAATGTCTTGATAGTCCAGATGCGCCCATATTGCTTGGTTGATTTTCTCAATCTCCGTGCGTCCATTTAAGTATGGTTCCAGTATCTGAAAGAATCCGGTCAAATCCTCATCGATTTCTAAGGTTGGCTCTTCAAGATCACTTGAATCATCGCCTTGCATATAATTTAGTCCAACGATGAACCCATCTTCCTTGGTGACCAATATGTGCCTGTCTTGATCTTGGCACCAATGTAGTTCCTTGCTTTTTATTATTGTGGTTTTCATTTTTCTATTGTGTTAAATTCCATGTCTGCGATGCCTTGGGCATCACTTCTGTCTAATCCTTCGCCTTCCAATTGCTCGACCCTTGCAAGCCATTCCTTGTGCCTTGGGGATTTCCAATGGCAAGCAGGAAGATGCCTTGGCTGAAAATGTCCGTTAATTTCTTGAAGTAATGGAATCATATCACTTGGAAAATTGCGCCTTAACCTGATGAGAAGAAATGTATGGCTTATCGGAAAGGAACCTTTCCTTGGCCTCCTTGCAGGTTTTCGCCCATGTTGTGGAGCATTCGTAAACCCAACCGGAGTTCACTAATCCGCGCAAAAATCTGCGAGTGTAAATGTCAATTTTCTTATTCATTGGATTCCCCCTTTGCCTTGGCAATTGCTGCCCTTGCTTGTGCAATTAAGAGACTATCTTGATGAATGAATGCGTCGCAGATTGCTTGCAATGCATCGAGCATATCTGGAGCTGCAGATATTAGCATTGCATCAGCTTCATTGTGACCAATGCTTTCGGCGATGATCCCGCCATTCTTGCAAGTAATATCCCATATAGCAGGATTCCCGCCTCCTGTTGTTTCTGTCACAACAGCAAACCACGGGCCTTGTGTATGTTTGTTTTCCTTCATAGTTTTAAATATTGGTTTTTGCTTGTGGATTGCGTAAGTTCTCATCAGTTTTTCGCGATTGCCTCCGCTTTTTTCTTGCTTGTGCCATGTGCGCGAAATCCAATGATGACAGAACGATATGCCCTTGTGCATAGCTGGCAATTCGCGCAGGTTATATCGTCCCGCTGTTGTGCAGGACAAACAATGCCTTTGCGCCCCGCTGGAGTGAAAAATGTGTTTTCTGTAGCCTCTGGAACAACACATACAACAGGGCCAGCATCTAATTCCACAAGCTTGTCAGCATGACTCATATTATTGGCAGAAAGATTGATCGTTAGCCCTTCGCGATTTGCAAATCTAACAGCAGCACGATTGCCGGTTTCGAGATTGCCATTTCCTTCTACTGGCTTATGCGTATAGGTAAAGCCTCTTCGTCCTTTGTTAGCGTCCACAATTTGAGACAATGCATGAGAATCGATGACATTGCCAATGCTGGGAAGATCACCCGCTTGGTTATGTCGCCATACTTGACCACGCGGGAAGGATTTGATTTGCTTTGCCAACATTGCAAGATCATTCCCTCGCTCGCCTTTGCTTACTTTTGACCAATGAAGAGCCAAGGGGCCAGAGTCCGCATAGCATCCAGATTTTTTGAAAGGACAAACATCTGGACAAGTGGAGGCATCACTTGTGGTCACAGGGATTGGCCCTGTTTTTACATTGCTTGAAATAGGAGTCAAATGGATGTTCATTTTCCAGCCTCCTCGTTTTTAGGAAGGAAGTTTTTTTCAGCGGCCAAAAATCCTTTGGCATAAGCAAAGATTGCAAGATCAAGTTCATTTGCTGCAACATGGCCATAAGTGACAACATGAGACCCGCCACGCATGACGGAGTAGCCTTTGCCACGCCCCGCACATTGGCAAGATAGTTCATATTTTAAGCCTGTGACATTGGACAAATAGTCCAAAGATTGAAGAAGTGATTTTTTAGTGATCATATATATTTATTTGATTGATGTTAGATGTTCTGGGGGGAACGATGCTATTTATTAGAAAATGATTTACTTAATGGGTTGAAAATCGCGTTTCGGATGTTCCAGTTTTCCGATTCCCGTGTTTCCGCAAATCTTTTCAGTGATTGCGCGAAATCGTTTCGAATTTTTTGGCCATCAGCATATCCCTTCGACCCGCTGATTTCAAACATGGGGATTCTTGCGCTCATTTGCAATCTAATGTTTGCAATGTCAATTGGAGGCAAATTTACTTCCCTTCCAGTAATGCTTTGAATGCTTCTCGCTGTATAGGTCAATTCATCGATTGGAGCACGAATGCTCCAACGAACGACAAGGTTTCCACTATCTTCGTCAATCTCAAGTTCAAGTTCATCAAGATAACCTCCACAATTTTCTCGAAGGAATTCTTTGGTCAAACTTAATGCATAGTCCAATCCCGCCCGATAGGATGGGATTGGACAAACACATTCCAAACTTGCCAGAGTTTCAAGGTTTTTTGTTTTTTTCATATTTATTAATTAATTGATGGTTGATGTTATAATGGGAATTTTTCGTTCAGTTTGATTGCGAAAGTTGCGAGCATTGCAAGGATAAAGACCAAGCCAATGAGAGAAACAATATCGTCGGATTTCATGGAGTTAAGCGGCTGAAATCAATTGCATGAAACGCTCGCGGGTTTTTGCTGGCGTTCCCTGTGGATGCGCGACCCACAAGCTACGACCTGTTGATTTAACGAAGCGGGAAGGTTTTCCCTCGCCACATTTCACCCATTGGCCGCATTGCAATTTGATTTGACCATTCAAGATTGCTGATTGAATTGAATGATTCCAGAGATCGATTGTCGGAAGATATTTCATATATTTATTTATTGATGGTGATGTTCTGGGAGGAACAGAAATTAAATCTCAGCGCATCCAGAAAGATCAATGCCGGATGAACGCATGACGCTGATTGAGCTTTTCATTGCTCTGATTTTAGCCTGTTGTTTGACAATCAAGATTGTCGGCATTTCAGAAAAAACCATCGCATGGAGATCGTCCTGCAGGATCGAGAGTTTGTTTTTTAGTTCGGCGATTTTTTGGGATTTCATGTTATGTATTTATTGGATTTTTTGTCGCTCAGAGTTCCTCTCTGAACTGGTGAAATCTTCGCCCATTCCTCGCGAATCACCAAGAAAAAAGTGAAAATTTATTTTCACTCATCGCCAATTTCGATGTTGACAAAAAACAAAAACCTCGCGAAGCCGCATAAACACTTGCTCTCCGAGCATCGATGAAAATGATTTTTCGTGAAATTATTTTCGTGAAACATTTGCGCGAATTTAAAACTCAGCCATACTTCCCGCATCACTTCGCAACTGGCATCATGCCATTTGCATAAATACATTTTTCATGCCATGTTCAGAAATCCATCATTCAAATCTCATGCCAAGATTGAATTTGAACCATTCAAAAATCATGCCAACTTTTAAAATATTATTTTCCATGCCAACATTGGAAAAATCGAAAACAATTTTCATGCCAACATTTCAAGACCATTTAACGCGAAGCACGGACTCGAATGTGAAACGAAGTGGAATGATTCAGAGCCGCTGCGCAGCTCATTTTAAACACCTCAAAAACTAACCTGTCAAAAACAATCTCATCATGTCCGACAAAAAAGAATCCATCACATACTCCGAACAGAAAGCTAATGAGATTTGCCAGATGGTAGAATCTGGAATGTCGCTCGTATCAATATGCGCATTGCCAGATATGCCGCACATTAGCACAGTATACGATTGGATTGACAATAATCCCGACCTCTCCGACAAATACGCTCGTGCGAGACAAAGGCAGGCCGACACATTAGCATCAATGGTCATGACGGAAGCATTCAACGCACATGACGCACAGATCGGTAGACTCCGGATTGACGCTCTCAAATGGACAGCATCCAAACTGGCTCCCAAGAAGTATGGTGACAAGGTGGAGATCGAGCAAACAGGACAGCAGAATTTCAAGATTTCATTCAATGTTCCAGATCGAGACAATGCGCCACTTCATGCGCCCGTGCCATTGGAGGCACTGCCGGCAGCAACTCCGCAAATTATAGACATATCGCCCGAAAGTATACCCGAAAGTATACCCGATAGCACCGAATTACCATATTCCGACGATATTACACCAGATCGGAAGTAATTCAACGCATCCAATAAAACTACACATGGCGCATTCAATAAGATTTTACATGACACAACACGACAACAAACAACAGGAACCAATCGAACCAACTGAACCAATGAAACCGACAACCGATCCGAAAGACTATCGTCAATTCGTCCGCTCACTATGCAAGGCAGGCAGCATAATCGCCGAAGAACTCACTCCCGACGATGCCCACAAACTACACATGGCAATTGGCGCATCTGGAGAAGCAGGCGAATTACTGGACGCAATCAAAAAAGCCTGTATTTATCGCAAACCTCTGGACATTGCCAATGTGCGGGAGGAATGCGGAGATATCCTGTTTTATGTAACTGGACTCCTCGACTCTATCGGATGCAATCTGGACGAAGTGATCAGCGAGAATATGGCGAAGCTTTCGACTCGTTATGCGTCAATGGCATTTTCCAACGCCTCAGCCATTGCCAGAGTAGACAAAGCACCAGCACAAGAACATGACAAAGACCACGGAAGCGAAGTGAAAGCACCAGCACCAGAAGACGATTTTGACGATGTCGTCATTGAACGCACCTGCAATCTGGACGATGAAGCCTGTGAATCATGCCAATGAATAACAACGACGAAGAGCAGGATGAGAATGATGGACTCGATGCGAACCAACTAATTGATAACCTCGACATGATGGCAAGATGGACGCATGACCTGTTAAGAAACAACGGGAGCAATGAATTGAATGACGAGGGAGGTTTAAAATACCGAGACTATGAACCAGCAACGCAAACGGCCATTGCATCAGCATTCGCCTATGCTCGAATCCTTCATGTGCTATCAGCGTCAATCTTCGCATTGCATCAAGGTGATATCAGCGAAGAGCAATTTCATCATGCGATTGATGAAGGAATGAATCGATTGGAGGAATCAAGCCCATTTCAAGACAACAACGAACAATGAAGACCGAAGAGCAAATCCAACAACTGGCAAGCGAATACCACAAGCTAATCGCAGGAGATCACCACAAGGACAGGGATTGCCATTGGTATGTTGAGACGAAATGGAGTTATGGCGCACCTGCTCGCTACATTGTTCGGCATCATGGCTACATTCACGATGACATTGAAATCATTTGCACCAGCTATGAGGAAGCACTTGCCGCATTACGGGAGGAATTAAAGCGAGCGATTGAAGTAGAGAAAATCAGCCAAGAACAGGAAGAGGGAGCAGGATTCCCGAATGATGACTTGCCAAGTGAAGTAAAACTTGCATTTGAACTGTAGACTTGCATTTGAACTCTAAACTATGACATGGGAAGAATACGCAATTGAATTGGCAGAAGTGGCCAAGCTAAAAAGCAAAGACCCATGGCTACAGGTTGGATCGGTATTATTGCGACACGACAACACGATTGCAGGAATTGGCTTTAATGGTTTTCCGACTGGCATGGATGAAGATTGGACGAACAGAGAGAAAAGGCGAAGCTATGTTATCCATGCCGAGCAAAACGCGATGCGGTATGTAAAGCCTAACGAATGCCGATTGATTGCAACGACAACATTACCCTGCAATAATTGTTTGAAGATCATTGCAAGCTACGGAATCAAAAAAGTTGTTTATCGTTACGCATACGAGAGGGATGACAGCACATTGCAACTTGCGAATGATTTCGGCATTGAATTGATCAAGCTATGAACGAAGAAGAAGATTTAAAGAACACGATAAAAGCATTGCGTAAGAATCTGAGAGAAGATAATGCAAGGATGGACATTATGGACGAAATGATAGAAGAGGCGAAAATTGCCTTTTACGCTGGAAAATCAGCGTCAGAAATATACAACATACTAACAAGAGAGAATAAATAAATGAGATTCCACATATTAGGATTTGACATTAAACCGAGAATATGAAATTATATTTTCATGGAATATCGGTTGTGGCGCAAATACTGTAAAAAATATATTGCATTGGTTAAGTTTGCGCGAAATGAAAAAGAAAATGAATTGATGGAAAAACATCATATTTTTCCACAAAGCATATTCGGGAAAAACAGGATAATTGTTTCTTTGACTCCGAGACAGCATTTTGTAGCACATAAGTTATTGCACAAAATTTTTCTTTTCAGGAATGGAATAAATTCCCCAAGATGCCATAAAATGGCAAAAGCATTTTGCTGGATGCAAACAAGAAATTGCGTTCAATACAATTCAAGGAGATATGAATTTTGTAAGAAGATGAGAAGTGAATCAATGCGTGGTCAAAATAATCCATGCAAAAATTCTGAATCATTTTCACCAGAACATAGGAGAAAAATTAGTGAAGCACTTTTGAAGAATCATCCATTCAAGGGGAAAAAACATTCAGAAGAAGCCAAAAGAAAAATTAGTGAATCATTGAAGGGAAGAAAGGTTTTTCACTCAGAAGCAACAAGAAAAAAAATTTCAGAAAAAAACAAAGGTAAAAAAATATCGGAAAAAACAAGAATCTCAGTTATTGAAAGCAATAAGAAAAGAAAGGGTTCTAAAAGAACAATAGAAACAAAAATAAAAATGCGAAATTCTCAAATAAATAAACCAAAGGTAAAATGTCCACATTGTAATATTTTTGGACATTATGCGGCAATGGGAAGGTGGCATTTTAATAACTGCAAATCAAAATGAAACATCGTTATCATATAATCGGGATTCCTCACACAGTAACGAGCAAAGAATTTAATGCCTGTGCGTATACGCAAAAGGTAGTAAAATTTGGCAAGATGATGACAGAGCGAGGGCATGAAGTCATCCATTACGGACATGAAGATAGTGACTTGATATGCACGGAGAATGTGCCTGTTTTAACGAATGATGACTTCCAGAAAAGCTATGGTTCGCATGACTGGAGGAAAACATTTTTTAAGTTCGATATGGGAGATCATGCCTATCAGACATTTTTCAAGAATGCCATTGAAGAGGTGGGAAAAAGGAAGAAGAAGCATGATTTTATTCTGCCATTTTGGGGAAGTGGAGTAAGACCAGTTTGTGACGCTCACCCAGATTTGATATGCGTTGAGCCGGGCATTGGGTATGCGGGAGGACATTGGGCAAGATGGAAGGTCTGGGAGAGTTATGCAATTTACCACGCTTATTGTGGCCTACAGAGTGTTGGTAGCTGCCGACAGGACTGGTATGATGTCGTCATCCCGAATTACTTTGATGTCGAAGATTTCGACTTCAATAGCGACAAGGAAGACTACTTTTTATACCTCGGACGGGTCTACTCTGGCAAAGGCGTTGATGTCGCTATACAGGCAACAGAGCGAGCAGGAGTCAAACTGGTCATCGCTGGTCAGAAGGAAGAAGGCTACAAGTTGCCGCCTCATGTTGAATATGTTGGCTATGCTGATGTAAAAACCCGAAAAAAATTAATGGCTAACGCCAAAGCAAGTTTTCTTCCATCGATGTATATCGAGCCATTCGGTGGTGTCCAGATTGAGAACCTGCTATCTGGCACACCTACCATCACCACTGACTGGGGTAGCTTCGCGGAAAACAACTTGCATGGCATTACAGGCTATCGATGCCGGACTATGGGTGACTTTGTGGATGCTATCAAAAATATTGACTGCATCAACCCGTATGACTGCCGCAAGTTCGGTGAGAACTTCACGCTGGAGCGAGTTGCACCAATGTATGAGAAGTATTTCAGCGATGTTCTTGATGTATACGAAGGCAAGGGATGGTATTCCGAAGGAAATGGCATCGATGCCATGACAAGATTTTATCCATATATATAATATACGCTAAACCAAATAGATAATAAATATACGCTAAATAAAATATGAGTGACTACACATTTGAATCGGCATACTGGGGAGATTGCTGCAATACCTTCGATGAAGATCAGAAGCACTATGTTTACGCTCGATACATGGGACTGAAGCAGGTTGAATACTCGTTCGATGTAGGTGGCGCAAGAATTATCGACATTGGAGGTGGCCCGACATCGATGTTACTCAAGACAATTA